AAGCATGGAAGCGACTGCATGAACGTGTTCAGCACATGGCTGAGAAGCTAGCTGACCCTGCCGCTGTATTCCGTGACACTCTGGTCGAGAATACCAGAGAGATATGTGCTGTCATGTCACGGCTCAACTTCACTGATGACCCTAACCTTGAGGCTATGCGTCTTGAGGTGGAGCAATCACTGACCAAGCATCATCCCGATGCACTACGCAATGACCCAGACTTACGCCGTGATAAGGCCGCTGAAGCCAAGGCTATCATGGATAAGATGGGTGTGTTTATGGGAGGTACACAATGACACTAAAAGAAATCGAAACTCTATGGCAGTCACGCAAGACTGCTATGGATGTTTGGCATGACCGTCTGTTTGAGATGCCGACTGACTTGCTTGTAGCAATGTTGCTCGAACATATGCCGATGCCCAAAGCAGAACTTATTCTCAAGAGTATCGACTACGACATCCACATTTCTAGAGAGGAGGATAACGATGGAACTATCGAAACGACTCAGTAAAGCCAAGACCGCATTGGTTCTTGAGCATCCGTTCATTGGCAATGTCGCCATGAATATGCCGTTCAAGATTAGTGAGGACGTGCCTACTGCCGCCACTAACGGCAAGCAAGTCCTGTTTAACCCTGACTTCTGCGCTGACTTGAATGATGAGGAGATGAAGTTCCTCATTGCTCACGAATGTATGCACCCCATGATGGAGCATAACTTCAGACGCCAGAATCGTGACCCTCGCAAGTGGAATCAGGCGGCAGATTATGTCATCAACAAACTGTTGGTAGACGAACACATTGGCAAGATGCCTGACTGTGGTCTGCTCAGTGATGACATATACAATGCAGGTAACGGCACAAGTGATGGCATCTACAACATCCTACCAGAGACACAAGAGGGTGAGAATGACCCGCTTGATGACTGCCAAGATGGTGAGGGTTCACCTGCTGAACAAGAACAACAAGCGGCAGAGTGGAAAGTCAAGGTTGCTCAAGCGGCACAAGCCGCCAAGATGATGGGTAAGATGAGTGCAGGACTTGAGCGTATGGTTGAGAGTATTCTTCAGCCCAAAGTTCACTGGTCTGATGTACTGCAACGCTTCATTGTCAAGCACAAGACTGATGACCGTTCATTTGCCAGACCTAATCGTAGGTTCATACAGCAAGGTATGTATCTACCTAGTGTGACTGGCGAGGCATTGGGTGAGATGGCGTTTGCTATCGACTGCTCAGGTTCAATCGGACAAGAAGAGATTGACCAGTATGCGGCAGAGATACTCAAGGTTCAGCAAGACCACCACCCTCAGAAACTACACATCATCTACTTCGACTCAGAGGTATGTCACTACGATGTGTATGAGCAAGGTGAGCCACCAGTTATCAAGCCGCATGGCGGTGGCGGTACAGCGTTCAGTCCAGTGTTTCAATACATGAGGGACAACGACATCAACCCTGTCGCTTGTGTATTCCTGACTGACCTGTGCTGTAACGACTTCGGTGACGCACCAGAATACCCTGTGTTGTGGGTGTCTACTCACAGCGACCAAGCACCATTCGGTGAAATAGTAATGATGGAGATATGATATGGCTACTGTAAGATTTTCCGATGCCCTCAAGGGCGAGATTCGTAACAACGCAAAGGCAATGTTCAAGCAGAATATTGACAAGGCTAAGGCGGATGTACCTGCACATTGGGCAGATAAGATATACCAAGGGTTCTTCCCTGCCGATGACATTGCTAAGTTCAATGCACTGCCTAAATATGCAATGCAAGAGAAGCAGTCACTGGAATTTGAAGGGTTCTTCAATGCGCCAGAGGATGTGTTCCAGACTGCTACACACAAGCAGTCTGCGTATGAATGTTCGTCTATAAGACTAGAGTTCAGCAAGGATATGCGTTGGCCTAATGACATTGAGAAGATGGATACTGGGTTCAAGTTCCAGTGGCGTAACTCTAAGGCTGACTACAACGATAGTCGTTGGGCATGGCTAATCCCTGAGTTCAAAGAGTATGTCCGTAAGATATTCGAACAGGAATCCAAAGAGGCTTCCTTCCTTGAGGGTGTGGATAAACTCATGGAAACATATTCTACGCTAGCCCCTGCTATCAAAGCGTGGCCTGCACTGTGGGATTTAGTTCCTGATGAAGCCAAGGAACGACATAAGAAAGTAGTCGAGCGAGTTAAGAAAGATGCCAGTGATGTTGGCGTTGACCTTAACAGCATGACTGCCGCTGTAACATTTTCAAAACTAACACGATAGGGAGACTTAAATGACTTGGTTAACACCAGAAGATAGAACCATTCTAAATCACGAACAAGCAAACGCACTCTGGTCAAGGGTGCGTAACCCTGAGAAGGGTAAGCCTATCACAGGTTGGCTTCGTATGTTCAAGGTAGGCGATGACTTCCTGTTCAAGATACAAGGTTATGGTTCGACGGACTTATGCCGTTTGTCACCTGACAACAGGTTCACGTTTGTTGCACCGCCCGAGGTGTTTCAATCTCATGCACAGACCCTAGTGTCCTCACTACACCGTTGGCTACCCTTCACCTGTATGCGTCACCGCAAAGGGCTGTATCGTGTAGCCCACAGTAAGACTGTGATTGCAGAGATGGAGAAGCGGTACAACGCAGACCCTGAGAAAGACACACCAGAGGTTAACTATAATGTGCATAGCTACTCTATGTACAGGCAGTACAACCCTGTGATGCGAGAGCAACCCTACTTCTTTGAGGGCATTGAGTTCGACATCGTGGACGGTACATGCCTCAACCCTAGACCTGATGTGAAGATGGTCGAGAAGCCAGACGAGCGTAAGCAATGGCGCAGAGCGTTAGCCTCATTCAAGAAAGGTATCAAGGCTCGTGTCAGAGTTCATGCTTTCGATGGCATCATCGACAAGATGTGGGCAGAGCGACAAGGGCAGAGCCGTTGGGATTGGCGGCAACCACAGTGGGAGTCAAAGCAGTGGATGGATTTGCTAGAGACTTCCATTCGTGAGAATGAGTTCTCACAGGAGTTGCTGATGGGCTTGGCTCAGACAACTGACCTCGGCTACTACAAAGCTACTAAGCCAGAGGGCAAGGACATACTCAAGTCTCTCGACAAGGTATGTAATGACCAGAGTGTCGAACTGCGTAGACGGTTCGGTGTGTTCAGTACGGAGGCTTAGGATATGACAGTAATAGCATGGGACGGTAAGACTTTATGTACTGACCAACAGGCTAACGATGGCTCTATGAAATGGGAGGCAGAGAAGGCTTGGTATATAACCAACAAGGCGACTGGTAAAATCTGCATAGTCACAGGGGTTGGTACTCTTGGTTACATCATACAGCTACGCGACTGGTTCGCTAGCGGTATGGAAACTGCCTTGGATATAACACCAAACATGGCAGAGTTAATCGTCGTAGACGATGAGGGGCTGTGTGTATTCTCAGGTGAGAAAACATATTCCCCTGTAAGGTTGAAAGCACCGATGGCTTTCGGGCATGGCAGAGAATATGCAATGGGGGCTATGGCTATGGGGGCTAATGCCTCTGATGCTGTCACTATTGCTAATGAGTATTCTTTACACTGTGGTAAAGGTGTGGCATGCTATACTATACACCCAGATGAAAAGGGAGATAACCAAAATGGGTAGAAAGAAAATGACAAAGACTGAAAAAGTGTGGGCGTACCTGATTAAAAACCCCACGGCTACTGCGAAAGAGGTAGCTTCTCAGGTAGGTTGTACTACTAAACTTGTGTATACTTTGCGTAAGAAGATTGGTACACCGCAGGAAGTGTTCAAAGCAGAGGCCCAACCTAAACAACGCACTCGTGTCAAGTTGTTGTCAGAAGCTAGTGCGCTTATTGACGGCGACAGGGAGGAAGAACACGGAGACTTCCGAGTTAATGCCGAGATGATTGCGGCCTACTGGAATACTCACCTACAAATAATAGACTTCATCAAGCCTGAGGATATCCCTGTGATGATGACGCTTCTAAAGTTAGCTAGGTCGCACCAGAAGCCAGAGCGTACCGATAACTACCGTGATGCGGCAGGTTATGTAGCACTAGCAGGTGAATTGGCAGAGGGTCGGTAGCAGATATGGACATCGTAACCATTGACTTTGAAACCTATTACGACAGGCAGTTCTCACTATCTAAGATGACAACAGAAGCCTATGTTCGTGACCCTCGCTTTGAGGTGATAGGTGTATGCGTCAAGGTGAACGATTTCCCTACTGACTGGTACAGTGGCAAAGATGTGGGCAAGTTTCTTAACTCGCTAGACTATTCTGACAAGGCGATACTTGCCCACAATGCCGCGTTCGATGGAGCAATCTTGTCATGGCTATACGGTATCAAGCCTAAGTTCTGGTTCGATACCTTGTCTATGGCAAGACCTCTACACAACGCCACAGTAGGGGGTTCACTGAAAAACCTGACTGCTCACTATGGATTCGGGCAGAAGGGTGACGAAGTATTCAACAACATGGGTCGCCACTTGAAGGACTTCACACCAGAAGAGCTTGACAGGTATGCGGCTTACTGCGTCAACGATGTAGAGTTGACCTACAAACTATTCCAAGAATTAAAGAAGGGCTTCCCTGTATCTGAGTTGATGGTCATTGACCAGACGATACGGATGTACACACAGCCTACGGTACAGCTTGATACAGATGTACTTTCAAAGCACTTGGAGAAGGTCAAAGCAGATAAACAAAAGCTGATACAAGACTTGGCACTGCATGGTCTAAGCGAAGCCAAGGTTAAGAAAGCCTTGATGTCTAACCAGATATTCTCAAAGCTACTATCCACAGTGGGCGTAGAACCGCCTATGAAAACCAGTCTGCGTACAGGCAAAGAGACATACGCCTTTGCCAAGACTGACAAAGAGTTCACCAACTTACTAGAACATCCTGACCCTCGCGTGCAGAACCTAGTAGCGGCTAGACTTGGCACTAAATCTACAATCGAAGAGACCCGCACTGAGAACCTTATGAAGGTAGCGGAGCGTGGCGCATTGCCAATCATGCTTAATTACTATGGCGCACACACAGGCAGATTCTCTGGTGGTGATAAGCTAAACCTACAAAATCTACCACGCAACGGAGCGATACGGAGTGCGCTGACTGCACCTATAGGTGAGGTAATGATTGCTTGTGATTCGTCACAGATTGAAGCGCGTATGGTTGCTTACATCGCAGGACAAGATGACTTGGTACAAGCGTTCCGTGAGGGGCGTGATGTATACAGTGAGTTTGCCTCTGAGGTATATGGTAAGAAGGTAACTAAGGCTGACAAGATTGAGCGGTTCGTAGGCAAGACATGTATCCTTGGTCTAGGTTATGGTATGGGGCATGTTAAGTTCCGTAACACGCTAGCACTTGGGCAGGGCGGAATCTCTGTTGATATAGACGAGAACGAAGCACAACGTATTGTCAGGTTATACCGCCAGAAGAACCACAAGATTGTTTCGCTATGGAATAAATGCGGTCACGCACTTACAGGTATGGTGAACGGAAGCAGTGGCAACATCACCGAGTTGCTACCCTACGACAGCACTGGCATCACGCTACCGAACGGCCTACGCATACAATATAATGCGTTGCGCCAGACACCAGATGGCTTTGAGTATATTGCAGACGCACGAACCTACAGGAAACTAGCCAAGTCTAGGGTCATGTCGGGTGAGCAGATAAGCATAGACTGGACACGCATCTATGGAGGTAAGGTTACAGAGAATGTAGTCCAAGCCCTCGCTAGGATTGTAGTGTCGGAGCAGATGGCGGCAATCGGACAGTCATATCATGTAGCGTTTCAAGTACATGACGAAGTAATCATCACGGCCCTGGAATCAGAGCAGTCAATCGCACGAGAATTTGTTGAGAGGCAAATGTCGAAGCCGCCGCGCTGGGCGCAGGACTTACCTGTTGCCTGTGAGTCTGGGGTCGGGTATAACTATGGTGATGCAAAGTAAACTTTACCGTGGGTGGCGAATACCGCCTTCACGGTGCAACCCTATGGAGTTTTGATGCAGTTAGCACATTCATTCTCAGCTATTAAGCTGTACGAGAACTGTCCGAAGCGTTACTACCATCAGCGTGTAACGAAAGAGATACAAGATAAAGGTGGCGAAGCTAGTAAGTATGGCGAGCGTATCCACGAAGCACTGGAGGCTAGGCTCAAAGGTGCAAACTTAACGCCAGAGACAGAGAAGTATGAAGCGTTATGCTTTGCTATCGACAAGCTAGCAGAGAATCCAGAAGCCGAACTGTTTATCGAACACCAGATGACACTGACTGAAAACCTTACAGAAACAAGTTGGTTTGCGAAGGACGCATGGTTGAGATCCATACTGGATGTATTGGTTGTGCGTGGAGACCAAGCGATTGTTATGGATTGGAAGACAGGCAAGCGTAGGCCAGACTTTACACAGTTAGAGATGTTCGCACTGCAAGTGTTCAAGCATTTCCCTGATGTCAATGAGGTTACAAGCACGTTCGTATGGCTGAAAGATATGAAGATGGATGCTGAAGTCTACAAGCGTAGCGATGCAGATAAAATGTGGGAAGAACTACTCAAGCGTATCAACCGCATCTACCAATCAGCGGAGCATGACAACTGGCCTGCTAAACCAAGCGGTCTATGTCGGTTCTGCCCCGCACAAAACATGTGTGATTATGCACAAATATAACTTGACAGGTATGTATACTTAATGTCTAATACACCAGAAGGAAAAATTAAGCGCAAACTTGACAAGGTTCTTAAACAAGAAGGTGTCTGGTTCTTTAACCCTCAAGCAGGGCCATTCGGTAGAGCAGGTATCCCCGACAAGATTGCATGTATAGGAGGTAAGTTTGTGGGAATAGAGTGTAAGGCAGATAAAACAAAGAAGCCTACGCCCCTACAGATAAAAGCTATGAAGGAGATTGAGATGGCAGGAGGCAAATGCTTTCTTGTGTATGACGACACCACGATTGAAGAGGTGCGTGACTATATTAAGGAGTGGCTAGGATGATAGTGGTCGAGCAAGCAAAGGCTCTAGCACTTAACCTTACAAATCCAAACAGGGTGCTAGACACAATACCAACTGCCAAGGTTCTTAACTTCAAAGGCAAGGACTTGGTTGTCACACCACATCGACAGGATGAGGTTAAGGTTCTGCGTAACTTGGGCATACAAGCCCCTGCCCCTATCCTATACTACTACGACTGGGTAGGTCAGTTTACACCGTATGAACACCAGAAGATGACTGCGGCCTTTCTAACTATGAACTCTAAGGCTCTGGTGCTTAACGAGATTGGCACTGGTAAAACTCAGTCAGCTCTCTGGGCGGCAGACTACCTTATGAAAACAGGTTCTATTAAGAAGGTACTGATTGTGTCCCCGTTGTCTACGCTTGAACGTGTATGGGGCGATGGCATATTCATGGGCTTCCCTAACCGCAAGCATATAACTTTACATGGCACTGCGGCTAAGCGTAAGAAGCTAATGGGTGTGGATGCAGACTTCTTTATTATAAACCACGATGGCTTCCCCATCATAGCCGAGCAAGCTATTGATATGTTCGACTTGGTTATAGTTGATGAAGCCGCTGTGTACCGTAACCCATCGACAAACAGATTTAAGATACTGCGTAAGTGGATGGCGAAGAACACAGCAACACGTTTGTGGTTGATGACAGGTACACCCACGCCGAATGACCCGACAGATGCTTGGGCGTTAGCTAAGTTGGTTGATAGCCCACACTGCACCAAGACATACACTGCTTTCAGAGAGCAAGTGATGATGAAGATTGGTCAATGGAAATGGATACCAAGACCAGAGTCAGTGGATACTGTCAAACATATCCTACAACCTGCTGTCAGGTACACCAGAGATGAGTGCTTTGACCTGCCAGATACAGTGTTCCAGACGCGCAAGGTCGAGATGACCAAAGAGCAGAAGCAACACTATCAGAAGATGCTACGTCATTTCGTTACAGAGATGGCGGAGGAAGGAACTATCACCGCTGTGAATGAAGCGGTCAAGTTACAGAAACTTGTTCAGATAGCATGTGGTGTGGCCTATGGGGATGATGGTCGCAACATAGAACTGGATTGTTCCCCAAGAGTTAACATTGTGAAGGAGGTAATAGATGAAGTAGGCGGTAAGGTAATTGTGTTCGTACCACTAACAGGAACACTACGCATGTTGGAGCGAGAGTTAAGTAAGGACTGGACTGTTGGCGTTGTAAACGGAGAAGTATCCGCTAAGAAACGCAACGAGATATTCCAGAACTTTCAGAACGCTAAAGACCCGCATGTATTAATCGCTCACCCTGCGACTATGGCTCATGGACTAACCTTAACATCTGCATCGACAGTGATTTGGTATGGGCCAGTAACAAGCAACGAACAATACGTTCAGGCGAATGGTCGTATAGAGCGAATAGGTAAAAAACATGTATCGAATGTCGTGCATATCGAAGCTACCGAAGTGGAGTATCGGATGTATGAACGACTCAAGAATAAGCAGAAGCTACAAGGCATACTGCTTGATTTGATACAGCAAGAAACGAGGTGACGATATGAGTCTCAATGTAGACCAAGTGATTGAAGCGTACCTCAAGTATCGCAATCAGAAGGAGGCTCTTGAAGCTGAGATTAAAGATCAGGTCAAGGAACTCAAAGACAAGATGTCGAAACTTGAAGCGTGGATTAAAACGAAAGCTGATGCTGATGGTGTTACGTCATTCAAGACGAACCACGGTACTGCCTTTGTGACAACCAATGACTACGCGAATGTAGCCGATTGGGATGCTGTCTTATCTTTCATTAAAGAGAATGACGCATACGACATGTTAGAGAAACGGATAAGTAAGAACGCTGTCCGTGGCTATATAGATCAGCATAAAGCTGTACCGTCAGGCGTGAATTACGGAACACGCATTGATGTAAACGTCCGTAAACCCGCAACTAAAATTGAAGACTAGGAGAAAATTATGAACGATATTATCCCAACCAATATCCAAGTACCCGCACACTTGGCCGATAAAATTGGTAAACCTTCTGCACTAGCAGACTCTTTGAGTGGCGGTATGACAACCGAAGGTGATGCGTACCCACGAATCTCAATCAAAGGCTCACGCTTCCGTATTGTCGAGGGCAAGAACGAAACTGTGCTTGACAGCAACGTGCTAGAAGCTGTGATTGTAGGGGCTAACCCCAAGCTATCGAAGACATGGTATGCGAAGGCATGGACACCAGATGCTGAACCGTCTGCACCAGACTGCTTCTCACTTGATGGCATTAGCCCACATGTAGACAGCACTGACCCACAGAATGACCTCTGTGCTAGCTGTCCGCAAAACGCATGGGGTTCTAAAGTGACACCGCAAGGGCAACAGATTAAAGCCTGTGCTGACCAGAAGCGACTAGCTATCGTAGCGGCTGATGACCCAGAAGGTTCAATCTACTTGTTGCAAGTTACACCTGCGGCGCTGAAAGGACTCAACGCATACCAGAAGGAGTTGTCAGTAAGAGGCATCGCCCCTGAGATTGTGCGTACCAAAGTATCATTTGATACCAGTGCGTCCTTCCCGAAGCTACAGTTTGGATTCGGAGGCTTCAACGATGAGCATACACAACAAGCTGTGGATAAGCTGTTTGGAACTGATGAGGTCAAGACTATCACAGGAGAACTTGCTCCTGCCAGTAAACCTGCTGAAGTGCCGGTTATAGAGAAGAAGCCTGAGCCTGTAGTCACTGCGCCTACACCAGAGCCAGTCGCGGCTGAGCCTGTGGATAAACCTGCTCCTGTAAAAGGATTTGGTGCAAAGAAAGTCGAAGAGCCTACACCTGCCCCTAAGGTAGTTGAAGAGCCTAAGGCCGCACCAGTGGCTAATGGACAGGCTGATGACTTAGCGGCTGAGATTGCGGCTCTTGTGGGGGATGTAGCTGATGACTAATATTCCGCCACTCAACTTCACGAAAGTAGAAGCGTTGCGGAAACATATGCTATTGACTACAGGCAACATGGCTGAGTTACTTGGCGTATCACGGATGACTTACTATGGATGGGTACAGGGCAAAGCCATCCGTAAAAAGAACGATGAGAAAGTTCGTGATACACTTAGGGAATTACTTACAGTCATGTCTGATGGGTGGCCTCAACCAGAGGTTATTGCCATAGAGCAGAAAGAACGTTTCCAAAGGCTTCTTGAGATTTTGGGCAAACAAGACTAAGGTATAAGGGAGGGGGCTTAGCCCCCTTCCGTAACTGTGAAGGTAACAACAATGGACACGCTGAATTTTTTACAGCGGGTTCTACCGTCTGAAGGATACTATGTAACGACACTGATAAGCCCAGATAACAAAGTACAACAGGGCTTTTTTGATACGGTAGAAGAACTCGCTAAAGCCTGTATAAGGCTATCATCATCACAGCCAGACAAGAATGTCTATTTCGCTGTGTCGGCTTTCAATACCAAGGGTAATAGAAAGCAAGATAATGTTCGTGCAACTAAACTAGTTGCTGTCGATGTGGATTGTGGAGAGGGCAAACCATTCCCCACATGGAAGGAAGGACTAACTGCACTAGGTAAGTTTGTCGCTGAGATGTGCTTACCCAAACCACTAATCATTCATTCGGGCAATGGCTTACACGCCTATTGGGTTCTTGATGCAGAGTTAGAGCCAGAGGAATGGAAGCCTCTAGCCGAAGCATTGAAGGAAGCCTGTGTAGCAAAGGGCTTTGAGGTTGACCCTGCTGTACCTGCTGACAGCGCAAGAGTCTTGCGTCCTGTTGGTACTATAAACACCAAGGGTGGCAACGAAGTTAAGATGCTTGTAGATGCTGAACCAGTAAGCGTTCAGACATTGCGGGATTGTCTAAGTTATTACTTCAAGCCCTCAGCTGCAGCCAGTATAGATCACACTCGTGAGAGCACGTTGCTGAATAATCTAGCAGTCAAGCAAGACTTCCCACCCGCCGTTGGCTCTGTAGTAGCAACCAAGTGTAAGCAGATTGAGTGGGCTATAGCTAACCAAGGGGATGTAGATGAGCCACTATGGTATGACATCATTGGTGTAGCGGCACATTGTATCGACCCAGAATCAACAGCAAAGGAGTGGAGCAATCAGCATCCGTCGTATGATGAGAAGACTACCTTACACAAACTCGCTCACTGGAGACAGTCCACTACAGGGCCGACAACATGTGCGAAGTTTGAAGCAGACCGTCCTAATGGGTGCAGAGGCTGTAAGTTCAAAGGCAAAATCGGTTCACCTGCCAGACTTGGGGCGCAGTATCAAGAAGTGGCTGTTCCACAGGAGGCGTTAGATAGTGTTGCTAATGCTATCCCTATGCCTAAACCATTCAAGCGTACAGTGGATGGTATCAAAATCACCATAGACGGCACTGATATTGATGTATGTAAGTTCGACATGTACCCAGTTGGGTATGGACTAGACCACTCGCTAGGCTATGAGACTGTGAGGTTTCATTGGAATAGACCACACATGGGGTGGCAAGAGATTTCGCTAAGACAGGCGTATCTAGCAGAGGGCAGTCGTGAGTTCGCTACAGCGATAGCAGACCAAGGTATTGTCCTATATAACAAAAGGCAAACGGAGTATTTTCAACTTATGATGCGGTCATATATGGAAGAGCTTAGACAAATCCGTGCCATGACCAACCTCTACTCAACTATGGGATGGAAAGAAAAGAACACGGCATTTGTTATAGGCGACACACTAATTAAGCGAGATGCTAATGGTGCAGTCGAAGAAGAAAACATTAATCTATCAGCAGGAGTACAGCGTCAGGGCAACGAGTTGTACCCAGTAAAGGGAACGCTAGAGGCTTGGTCTACCCTTACATCTATAATGGAGAAGGCTGATCTCAAAGCGCATATGTTTGCGTTAGGCGTAGGCTTCTCAGCACCACTATATAATTTCACTGGCCTCAAAGGTCTGACTATATCCCTGTATGGTGCAACAGGTGGAGGTAAAACACTGGCACAGTATTGGGCGCAGTCTATATATGGCGACCCCGACAAGCTACACTTTGCGGCTAAGTACACACAGAACAGCCTGTTCTCACGACTTGGTACATACGCTAACCTTCCGTTAACCATCGACGAAGTTACCATGATGCAAGACAAAGAAGTCGGTGACTTCTGCTATTGGGTATCTCAAGGTAGGGATAAGGCTAGGCTCAACCGTAACGCAGAAGAACGTGACGCTAAGACTTGGGCTACACCTGTCATGGTGTCCACTAACAAATCGTTACAGAGTAAACTGATTGCATCAGGGCTAGACACAGACGCTCAGATGGCTCGTATGCTAGAGGTGACAGTACCACAGAGTGCTATCTTCACAAGAAACTCAGAGGCAGGGCGTAAGATATACGAAGCAATCCACTCTAACTATGGTCATGCAGGTAGGCTGTATATAAAGAACCTAGTAGAGATGGGCGAAGATGGTATCAATGCGGCAATAGCAGAGGCCACCAATACATTCCACAGTAAGTACAAAGCTAGGTTCAGCGGTGAGGAACGGTACTGGGAGCAGTCTATTATCCTAGCAGACCTAGGTTTGAAACTGGCAAATGACTGGGGCTTGATAAAGTTCGACTACCGCCAAGCAACCGAGTGGGTACTGGCACAGATTGGTGCTATCCGTAGGACTGTACAAGAGAACCAAGTGGATTCATTCGACCTTATCGCAGAGTATATGGCCGACAGTGCAGACGCGCAGGTCACTGTGATGCACACCTCAGGTCAGAAGCCACAGCCAGATTATAGCCGTATACCAAGGGGTGATGTAAGAGTTCGCCTTGATGTATTCCGTAAGTCTGCGGCTGATCCGTTTGATAAAGGCACTATGATGGTTGACCGCACCCACTTCCGCAAATGGTTGTCGGTGCGCGGAGCTGACTACAAGTCATTCAAACAGGAACTTGTTGAGGAGAACGTAGTTGCCACGCCCAAGTCAGAGAAAGCATCACTTGGTAAGGACACGCCAATCAAACTGGCGCAGTCTTATGTGATTGGATTTAATCTGACACACCCACGCTTCCAGAGTTTGTTGGAAAGCGCAGATGTAGCGGCAGATGATTTAGCCTACGGTCAGCTTCAAGTTATCAAAGACTAGAAGCCTTCATCATTTAGTCCGTATATTTCCATAAGTATTTGCAGGTCAGAACGTATATTGGTAGGCGCAGTCTTCAAGTATCTCTGACCTGTAGGCATCTTAGCAGACTTAGCAGACCGCTTTGCTCTAGACCTAAAGTCTTTGAACTCAAACGCAGTGTTAGCGTGGATATCATTCCAGTCCATGACCATCATTTCAATGTCTAGCATACGGTCTAGGTCATCCTCGACAGACGCTTTTACATAAGCCGCAGTGTAGTCAGCCCGAAGTGCCTTGATGTAATCAGCCTTGTACTTACCCAATCTTACGATGTCGTTCTCTCTTGTGGCTACAGCAGGGTAGAAACCTGCCGCTCTAAAGAGTATCTGCCCCCAACTAGCGGAAGGGTCTATGACTTTGCCTTGCGAGTTTGTCACTACGCCAGAATCATAATAGGTAGATGCGTCTACTATACCGCGCATGGCGGCTATTGGCGATTCACGGAACGCTTCAGTTAGCGTAAGTGTCTGGTCTCTAAGACCAACTGCACCTGCACCATACTTGGTTAGGTTTCCTGCTGTAACAAATGCACCTTCAATACCAGACCAAATAGGCCCGAAGAAGTTCTCAAGCTCTCGACCTGTGTCAGCGCCAGCTCTACCCGCACCAGTCAACGGAAGCATATCCCCAAAGCCTAGTCGGGTTGAGAATGTACCTGCCGCAATCTGATCTAGCCCGCCGCGCATGATGTACTTTGCAGATCCTGGGGCTAAGTCTTCAAACAACGTGATAAGAGATTCCTCTACGCCTGCCGATGTGATGCCAAACTTCTGCATGAGTGTGTCAATCAAATCAGCTAAGTCATCTGCGAATGGTAGACCCTTGAGTCCAGACATAAGCACAAGCATACCGATAAAGTACAGCCGACCCTTAGGACTCAGACCTTTTAGCATCTGTATTGTGATAATAGAGAATTGCTTATAGATAAACAGATACTGGCCTACGTTGCCACGCGCCATCTCTGGGCGGTTAAACATGCCATATTCACCCTGCGAAGTATTCACAGCAGTACGAGCAAACGCAGTGGCTTCTGCTCTAAACTCTGTCAGTAGTTCGTTCTTCTGCTCAGTTGTTAGGCTGTCGAAGTTAGGTGTGCCAGCAATAGCCCGCTTCATGTGCAGACGATACCCCGCCAAAGCCGTGGCTCTACGGTTGAGTTGCTCTGTGTATGAGAACATACCCATCCACAGTTTGATTCCGCCTTGTAGCTTGTTGCTGTTGATACCACCTCTGGCTGTACCGACTAGAGCGTTAGCTTGTGCGGACTGTAGAACACCTTCTGATGTGGCGTCTGCTAGGAACAATGCCTCATCCGCAGTTAACTTATATTTTTTCTGTAGGGCTTCATCACTTACCAGTCTGTTGATATATGTGGCGTCAGCTAGTTTGCTATCACCTACGTTACGAGCGGCAATTTGCATTTCCATAGCGGCGTTACTGATTCCGAACCCGCCACCAAACCCTCTAGCCTCGTTGTAAGTGCCGAGGTAAGGGATAGAGTGTGTAGCCATAGAGACAAGGTTGATACCAGCAGTGGCTATTGAACCACCAAGCTGTGCAACAACAGTCCACATCTTCAGACGAGAGCCAGTTTCACCTGACAGCAAGTCCTCAGTTGAGTCGTTGATGTTCGCACTATCAGCATACCACTGCTGTAGTCCGAGTGCTGTGCCTCTGTAATCTTCACCTCTGCCGAGGTTCTTCATGGCCTTGCCAGACACACGGTTAGTAGCCTGTGGCATACCATCGCCTGCCATGTACTGATACATATAGGCATAGCGGTCATAATCATTTTGAGCTTTACGCATCTGCTCTGGTGTTAGGTCAGTGCGCTCTGTCTGAGCGTACAAGTCTTGCAGTTGCTTTGAGTTACCACGCCATAAGCTGTCGTCCAACATGATGTTGTTTAGACGGTGGCGGTAGAAAGCCTGACCTGCAATGTGTCCCTGCGTCTCAAGATATTCTGATGTGCTACGCACAACGTCTTGATCCCAACCTTTAACACCCGCTCTTTGGATGCTCCTACGAGCACGTTGAGTCTGGGCAGTCAAAGCCTCCACAATACGTTCACGTTCTTCTGGGTTTATGTTCACATCTAAACGAGCAAGTGTATTCGTGAAGTCAGTCAGACTAAACTGCTGACCTAAGACTGAACCTTTACGGGTTGTCTCGGTCACTGCTCGGAAGGTTACGGCTCGCTCTGCACCTGACTCATCTGTAAGAGTAAACTCGGTGTCGCCAAACTCTGTATTTAGATTGTCAGCTATCTCGCGGGCATCCTTACGGCTACCAGCTTGGTAGTACGGCATGACTGTGCGCCATACATCATCCAACTTGACTACTTCGCCGTTAGCGTCAAACGCCACAACCCTAATCTGCTGGTTGCCGCGGCGTGTGAACGGTACATACGATGTCATTATCGTACGCTTAGCATTAAACTGTGCGTTCTGTGCCTGTACATCGAGAAGATACAAGTTACCAATCGCAGATGTTACGCGGTTAGCTTGGCTCTGTGAGTAGTTTTTAGCAGACAGTGAGTCCAACCCATCAATAATCTCTTGGAACTCTTGACCTTGGAACTTAGCAGCATCGTCTCTGCCCTGCTTAAAGTCCTGCACCTTATCTTTATTAAACAGTGCACGGTTAAACTCTCTCAGGAACGTACGAGCATTAGTTACTGACTCGCTCTTATACTGGAAGCTACCGCCTTCCTGTCTTGCACCCTCTTGGTACAGACGAACGTACTGCTCCATGACCTTACGCATGACCATAGAATCTACGTCTGACATACCATAAGATTTTTTGAATTGGTTAATAGTAGCGTCACGCTGGGCTATAGCCCCTTCGATAGTAGAACGAACTACATCAAGAGCAGACTGGTCTACCGCTGTTCTTTGTTCAGTGTAGATTTTCCATACGCGGTCTGTAATTGTGAAGTCAGGTGTCCACGTATCTTCTGTAAATACTTTTTGCTCTTGGTCGCCAAGTGTTACGCGCAATCCATTCTGGAAGTCCTCGCGTGTTAGCTTCCCTGCTTCTTGTGCGGCTTCAAAGTTATCGCGGTTGATGCCTATGGTTCCGTTATCGTCGATAACAAGATCACCCACATCACGAATCTCTCCGTCAGTAACAGTATTCTGCTTGTGCAGTGCGCCATATGCTAGCAGCTGGCCTGCTTGTAGTAGCTCAGCTTCTGTTGGCCCACTTTCTTTTCCGCCGCCGTCTGCTGTGTATGAGAATGCAGAGTGGGAGAATGCAGTCATACCTTCGTAGTTAGACAGGAAGCGCCTTGCTCTGCTTGAACGAGCTTGGAATATATTAAACACCTGCTGGAGGCCGTCACTTCTGGTAGCCATGTTATCCAGAGACTGTACGTTTTCGGCTAGCTTACCAAGGAACACACCGACATCACGGATATTCTCTATGTCTTTTGCGTTCTTGAGCATGTTCTTCAAAGCGTTCATGCCGCCGTACTGGCCGCTACGTTGTACGTAAGCGTGTGATGCCATAGCCCGTGAAGCTGCGTCTGCAGTATCTTCTACAAGTGAGTAGCGTCCCAACGTGTTGTCAGATTGTAAGCTCTTAAGGTTATTCCCTAGCTCCTGCATGCTTACTAGACCGCTGCCACCCTGCAACAAGTTTCTGCGTGATTGTCTAATCATGTACCTGGCGAGGTCATCCTCAAAGGTTGCACCCATAGCTTCTAGGGCATCCTTGATTGCGTACCACATACGTTTGATAAGGCTAGAATCTAGGTCAGCTGCTTTGTCAGCCATTGTTTCTTCGATGGCTTCTAGCTTGTTCATACCCATCTCAACGCGGCGGTCAACCATTGCGCGGACGGAAGAATCACCTCGGTAGATTTCTTCTAGAACTGCATTAAGCTGTGGCTCAGCCATGAAAGCACGGAAGCCAAAGTGGCCCATAGTCTCGTGTGCTATAACAAACTGCGCCTGCTGTTCTGTTTTAATGTTGTCACTAAACAGGATAATTTCATCGCCCACAGAGAATCCTGCTGCGGGGGTAAACTCAAAGTCACCATCGGGGCGTGAGTTATTTGCACGCTCAAACAGTTCTGGGTTAGAAGTTTTAAGCTCTGCTTGATCCTTATAAACAGATACCTTTGGCTTGACCTTTAGGCTAGAGATAGCCTTCTTGGCGATAGCCTGCACGCGTAACTTTGGAAGAGGGTCAGTGATAGGCTGGCTGTTGTCCGCTCTGTAGAAGCTGCCTCGTTTGTCGTCTGCTGCCGTAGCTGCATCATCCATAGTAGAGGAGTCTTCAGACCTAGCCTGTGACACATTAGCTGTCGGCGCTGGGTTAGCCATAGCTTTATATGGCGCACCTGTTACCTCAATCTCGCTAGCAATCTTATCTACTAGACCACGGCGTGTAGCATATTCAAACCAAGGGCGTGTAGAAGAGCGTGACTCAGAGTCAAACGTGGCCCACTTGGTAAACTGCTGATCTAATATCTTTAGCTGTGCGTCTGTAAAATACTCAGGGTCGTTGAACGCCATGTCCACATAGGCTTTGGCTTTAGTACGTGCGGCCTTATAATCTCTAGCTTCTGCGTTTGTGCCAGTAGGGGCTGTATCCCAATATGCGTAATCCATTAAGACAGAAGCAATGCTCTTTAGCTGGCCCGCATCTTCTTGTAGATCAAACTGGAATGTAAGCTCCTCAACAGTAGCTAGTTCTGTTTCTTCTACGACAGGTTGCCCTTGTACGCTATCTTCCTGTACACCTTGTTCGGCCCCAGATCCCCGAACGGCTGCTTCTGTTTCCGCAGGGCTGCTTGCTGCCTTGCGATTCTCCGCTTCTCTGAGACGCTCTTGAGAGCGATTTGTTGCGGCAGCTGCGCGTTCTCTGGCGTTGCTGACTGGAACTCCTTCGCTACTTTCGGCAGGTTGGCTTCCATCCACTTCTTCTGAGCTTTGCTGCGGTACATCTT